GTAATTGCCGCCCCAAGCTAAACCATATTTAGTTATGAGTAGGTTAATTATATTACGCTGATCCTTATTAAATGTATTTGACTTGCCCAAAGGATGTTTAATTGCATTTAAGTCAATCGCTGTACCGGATGAATGATTACTTAAAACCCGGTCTGATCCCCTGGTCATGCGAAAAGCAAAACCCCAATCATCTAGTTGGCCTTGATCTATTGGCTCAACTAATTCATGGAATTCTTTGGCAAAACTTACAAGGATTGGTGCAACCGCTTTAGCACAAGCAAACTTAATTTTTGTACCTGGCACTGCAAAAGTTTCAATACCTAATGCTTCACGATCCTCACTAGCCGGCCAACCATTAGGGCTAGTGAGTTCTCTTATTGTTGCCATTATTTAAATGCTTATGAAAGCAACAACCGTGCTTCTTCTTGCGTAATTCCCAACTTCTTTAACAGTGCAGATTTGGCTGTTGCATCAGCCGCAACTTTTGCTTCACGCTCTACACGCTCAGCCTCAGCCGCAACTTGTGCAGTTTCCATATCTGCAATTTCCGCTTCTGTTAATGGCAAAACTTCTGTAATGCCTGTACTGCAATCAACTACAACCTTTGTTGGTGTATCTGACATTGTCTTTCTCCTTTGTTAAGCGTTGGATATTCCGTATAGATAAAATGATGAGTCTGCAACAAAACTGCCTGTTTCAGGTGTTATTGTTATTGAAGTAATAGCAGATGTAACACGCCATAACATAGCGGTTGCGGCAAGATTAAATCCAGTCGTTGCACTATTATTTTCAATCACTCCAGTACCTGAAAATGGTTTATTTTGAGATACTGTATAAGAAGGAATGTATAATTCAGCACTACTAAAAGTGCTTGCGGTAGTAGTACTTCTATTCATTGTCCAAATATTATTTGCGTAAGTTGCGCTAGTTTCTCTTGATGAAGCAGCAGTCGTAGTATTTGCGCCAACAAATGTTGCACTATAATTTGTTGCACTACTTCCATTAAATGTTACATAAGTATCGGTACTATTTAATGTACTTCTTGCAGCATACCTAAGCACCAAATCCGTATAGGTAGCAGGTATTGCCGAAAAGGTGACAGATGCCGCACTTGATGATAAAACATTTGAACTAATTAAAGTATAGGTTGCCATAGTTACGCCTTTAGTATTCCGTAGAGTGTTGCAGTACCAGTTAAGTTTCCGCCACCAAGACCAACTACTACTTGAGTAATAGCGGAAGTTGAACGATATAAACCAACATTGGTTTCTATTGAGCCAGCACCATTAGTATCACCTGCTAAAGAAATCAATGTGGTTTTGAAAGTAGAGCCAGCATAAGAAAATATATCAGCAGTATAAAGTTTTGGAACTGTTGTACTTAAATTATTATTACTAAATATTCTTGTGCTTCCAGATGAACGAGTGCTTGACGCGGCTGCACCACTACCATTTAAAATAGTAATAGAATAATTTGCGGCAGTATCTCCATTAAATTGAAGTGAAATAGAATCAGCGACTGAAGTGGTTGCAACTACCACTAATCTTAAATCAGTATAAGTTGCAGGGATGGAACTAAAGGTAACTGAAGCAGATGTGCCAGCCATTGTAGTTGATGCAATCTTATCGTATGTGGTTGCCATATTATCCTTTGATTCCGTAAAGGGCGAAGGTTGAACCTGTAAGAAAACTGCTAGAACTTGCAGATGATAATGTAAATGCGCTTACTGCCGTTGTACCAACATATAAAACTGATCTCAAACCGACAATTCCTGAACCATTATTATCGTATCCAAAAAAACTTCTTATTGTTTTATTTTGAGTGCTAGAAGCGTAGTTATGTATATCTACTATTGATACTGCAAACACGCTAGCAGTTGCAGTAGTGCCCGTTGAACGCGCAATACTTGCATTAGTTACGCCACCAGCCGCCGAACCAGTTGCGGTAGCAGTAGCACCATCACCACTTAATTCGTGCAAAGTATAAACAGTACCTGTATCAGAGTTAATTTGTATGTTTAGGTTAGCGTTTGCGGCCGCTCTTGTACTTCTTGATAATATACGAAGTTGTAAAGAAACGTATGTTGCAGGTATTGAACTAAAGGTTACTGTTGCGGTATCAGAAGCAAGGGTTTGACTGCTAATTGATTCATAAGAACCGGCAGAAGCCGCCGCGCCACCACTACTAGCAAAAATTCCTAAAATTGTGTTTGACATTTAAGAAATGCCACCAACGCAATACCAACTATCTGTACTTACTTTAATCAAACTAGCCGCTTTAAATTGACTTGTAATTGTTGGGTTTGTTGAAACAGCCCCGGCAGATGCAATAGTAACTCCCGCACCTTGCGTAATAGACACTGTACCGGCTGATCCAATTTTGATAACATTTATTGTGCTACCAGTAGTCATTGCTACGCTTGAAAATGGTGGCACTGTAATTGTAGTTGTGCCTGTATTTGAATATGTAATAAGTTTATTATCGGCATCAGCCAACACTAATGTATCTGATGTAGTTGTAACTGCTCTAACGCTTAAATTAGCAATAGCGTTCATTTGACTCGCCGTTAATACCTGACCGACTGAAAATGTTGCCATCTATTTATACTCCCTAATAAGCCAATAAATCTGAATCTAAAATGCCATCTACGGTAGAGTCTAGCAAAAATCCTACGGCAAAAGGTTGGGCGCAAGTAAAATTTACCATAAAACTTTTGGGGGTTATTTGGTAGGTGACACCGGCAATAACGCTATCTGTAACTACATTCCCGGCAGGCAGAGTTTGGGTTACCTGTATTGGGTAAAATATGTCTAAATTCAAAGCTGCAATGACTCTACTGGAATCAGTTTGACCGTAGGCATCTACGGTTAATGAATTTAACTGGATATTTACACCCTGTTCTTTTCTTGATGCAATAATCATTTTTGCTTGATTTAAAGCATCTTCATCTGATTGCATAATGCCTGATCTGACCCGGCTGTGTTGGAAATAATCATCAATGCTTGTTGTATTGCTATCGGTTTGAGCCACACCACCAGTTCTTGTAACGGTCACTTTGTTGATCATTTGATAATCTGAAATATCAAACTCAACCGCTTGATAGGTAATTTCACCTGATCCGGGTATATCGCTAAATTTAGTCAATGCGCCACCGGATAAAGTTATGATGTCGGCGCGTGACAAAAATTTTGCATATCCGCGTTCATCAATATAAAACGCACCCAACTCTGTACCTTCTACAACCTGGCAAGAAGATAACAATGACCGTGATGTACCATCATCTGCTTGTACTGTTGTGGTTGCGGTGGTAGAAATATCACGCATACCACCTGGCCAATCCCCGGCATCTAATAAACTTGTAATTCTTTGTGCGGTTGTTTGTCCGGCTGTACCACCTGTAACGGTTGTTAAGGTTGTTAAATTTAATAACTGGAATCCATCAACACAATTTAAAGTAACATAGGCTGGATCAAATCCAGTTGGGCTTTGATAATTCCATTCTTGTACATAAAATGAACCTAAATTATATGTTGTGCCACTATATTCAGCCGTAAATTGAATTTTTCGCATAGGTTTAATTTTGCCGTATAAACTTGATGAAGTATTGGCAGGATTAAATTGACCAGTTTCATCAACAAATGTGATTTTTGCAGTACCACCCGTAAATGAATCGGCTGATCTGTTAAAGGCACGCCGAATATAACATTGCGTTACATAATCTGTTATATCAACAACATCTGCGGCGGCAGTACCTAAAACTGAATAATCTAAAGGTGTCAAAGCAGAATCTAATACTAGGGCTGGATCAAAAGATGCGCCGTTTGCAAAATCAATTTTTGCTTTAAATATTGCGGCTGGCATTATCTACCTAAATTAGTTAATTGGGTTACCGACCCTGCTCTGTTTAAATTATACAAAGCATCCTGAATTACTGATTGTAATTGGCCTTCTGATATAACTGATCCGGCTACATTAACATTTACCGTTGTACCAAATCCACCCATTTTATCTAATGGTATTACTGCCTCAGTGCCGGCTTCTCCAATCATAGCAAAAGTTGGTTGCGTTACAATTCCACCATCTGCCATTTTTCTAGCACCGGTAAATGGATCAATGTCAGGATTAGCCGCCATCCAAGCATTTGCCTGAGCTTGTAACCTGGCTGAAGCCGCGTTTTGTGGTGCTGTTAAATCCAACATTGTAGTGCCGGGTACTAATGGTTGGATTGAATAATCTAGGCCTGGTATTTCAATGCCTTTTGCTACGGCCTTCATTTGAATTTTATCAATTAAATCATTAAGTGCTTTAGATTTACTAGCCAAATCAGCATTAGTTGGCACTGATGATATTGGCGATTTAAATGATTGGTTTGATATTTCTTTCAATAAAGCCAACATTTTTCTTAATTCTTCATTTGCAACAAATAATTGTTGTATGTACAGAAGAACCTCTGTTGTGCTAATACCCCATTTTTTGGCCAGCATATCTATTTCTTCAGTTGAAATTACACCATCTTCAATTACTTTTAATACATCTACATAGCGTTGGGCTTCATCAACGGCGGCTTTTGTGCCATCTGCTAATTTCTGTAATATTTTTACCCGCAATTCATCTTCACCGGATAATTTACGGCTCAATGCAACTTGTAAATTGATACGATCAATATCAAACAAAGCTGATATTTCAGCCTTCTTTTTATCCAATGCTTGTTGTGCGGCTTTTTCTTTAGTAGTTAATTTTTCAGTTGCCAAAATTTTCTTTTGAATATCTGCAATTATCTCATCAAAAGTTAATATCTTTTTAGTAGTTTTAACCCGATCTTCACGCTGATTAGAAGTTTCCTTTTCAGTGTTTAAAAATTTCATGCCTGTTTTTTCTAATCTTTGTAATGTACCACTTTCACCTACTAATCCTTCAACTGCTACTTTGGCTAAATCTGCATAAATGCCTAAACCTTTTTCTTTAGTTGCCGCCGCTATGCCAACAAAAATATTGCTAAATTGTTTAGCAGCAACTTCTAAATCATCTCCCAAACCCTTAATTAAAGGTTGGCCGCCTGAAATAATTGCATAAGCATTTAAAAATCCTGTACCTAATGTTTCAGTGGCTTCACCTGCGCTGATTTTAAATGATTTAATTTGGCCACCAAAAGTTAGAGTAGCTTCTTCAGCCGCACCTGTATATTTTTGTAACACTTGCATTGTTTTGGCAAAACCCATTGTTTTTGCTTGTGCGGCTGTATATCCAATTCCTAATGTGCCAATAGATTTGTAATTGCCAACGGCGGCCTTAGTAATTGCATCTAATGTTGTGCTTAAATCTTTACCAGTACCGGCACTAACATCTAATGCAAGTGTCAATAATGCTTGTGATGCTTCTAGGTCACCGGTTTGTGAAATAAGTTGTTGTAAAGCTGGTACTAGTTGTTCTTCGGTAACATTTGTAAGTGATTGCAAACCTTCAATGAATTGGCTAACCTGAGCCGATAATGCGCCTTTACCAATACTATTTAAAGTTAATTTTAAAGATTTGTCTAACTGTTCTTGCGCCAAAGCCGCTTGTATAGAATTTTTAGCAAAAAGTGCCATGCCTGCGGCGGCGGCTATTCCACCAGCTTTAGCAAAAGTTTTCAATCTAAATGCGCCGGTTGCAACTACTTTATCAAAACCTTTTAACTCTTTTGTTGCACGCTCTAGGCCTTTTTTATCAAACTTAGTAAGGAAGTTAATCGCAACATACTGACTTAATGCCATGTTTAACCCCTAAATTTTTCGCCTAGATATTTTTTAAGCACACCGTATAGATTATCATTTACTTGTCCACCTAATTGTTGTGATGCCCTGTAAATCAATCTTTTTTCTTTATATGCACTTGAATTAGCAGTACCTTGTAATTTACTAATAAAAGATTCACTAGCATTACTATTGCGGCTGATTCGCCTAGTTCTACTTTTTGATTTTGATGTACCAAATCCTGCTAACTCATATATTATACCTGGAACAGATTTGTTAATTACGGCTAATGCAGTTACAGAAAATGTAGTACCTTTAACTCTTTGAACTTTAGTTTTAGCCGCACTAACTCTTATGCCGCGTATAACTTCTGTTTGCGACCACTTCCAACGGCTTCTTTTGCCTTCGCCAATAGTTCTACCCCGGTGTGCAGTGTCATTAGCCCATCCCCATGCAGGTGGATATGAAGGTTCAACATCACGCCATCCTGGAAATGGTGAGTTTGGTACAAAACTTTGTGCTAATTTTGCAACAGGTTTTACAGCCTTAGTTAATTCCCTTCTAAATTCTTTATGTAAATCAGGTTCAATTTTTTTCATAGTTGCCAATAGTTCATCTAAATTTTCAACATAAATGGAAGGCACTGCGGCTAATGATCTAGTTCGGCCAGGTAATCCTGAATATTTAGGTTGCATTATTTCCGCCTAACTGTTGCCTTCTTGTTGTTGTAATAACGTTCTTGCAAGATGGCTTTAATAGCTGAGTAAATCGCTGGATCAACTTCTAATAAATCTTTAGGGCTGATTCCTGTTGCCACCGACACGGAAGCGACTTCATAAATTGAGCCGTGTCGGTCTATCCATTTTTT